CCTGTTTCCAGGGTGGCGCATTAGGCAGCCCCACCCATAGTGCCTACTGACCCTTTCGGGTCAGTAAACCCCCACCTGCTGACGTAGCAGGAACGAGGTTAACGTCCATCAAGACGTGTGGTTTATACTAGCAGTTTTTAACTCCCGTAGTATTGGTGACAAACCAGTGTGAAAGGAGCGGAAAATCCTCCATGGATTGCCATTGGCGTACCATGCGAGTTTCCCGGCTAGGTGTATGTATATCGGCGTTGGGAAGATTAGGATCCTGTTGGGTCCTGATCCCGAACCAACGCACGAGCCCGTACAAGCCATCGAGAGCACTAAGGCGAAGGATCGGCTTAGCTTTCACGATCCTCACTTCCCATCGTTGGTAATCTTTGTTCCAACGTTGCTTAGTCGGTAGCGCATGTCGCGCCATCTCGGCTATAGCATTCCGTGTAGCGACCCAGTTCTTCTGGTCCAATTTCTGGAACCATTGTTCTAAGGTTGCTGAATCTACCCGGGAGGGATGTTCCTTGATATAAAGAGGCGTGATATCCAATGGATACCACTTCTCTTCATTAAGTGAGCGAATTGAATTAAACAATTCAATTCCGCACGATTCTCGGTAACATCCGCTGCAACAAGATTTTCCCTCATTAACTACAAGGCCACTCTTTTTAAGGAGTTCCTTGAAGTATGATGCCTTGTCTGCGGGGACGATAGCATCGTCCCCCCATATATGACAAGGATCCTTCTCGCAGGCGTACAAGGCAATGCCAAGTACAACTGCGTTCAGGACGGGGAAGCAGACCCCGCTACCCATAGGTGCGAAGGTCCTTAACGGAACCAACTCACCGTCTGGAAAGCGGGCAAAGGTAGATCGAACTCCAAAGAGGAATTCTTTCCACTGAGGGAGAAGTAGGCTGACGAGTCTACGAGAAACATGGTCACTTGCGTCACTTAAATCAATAGTGGCGTAGTTGACGTAGTACGGGATACCCGAACGTGTATAGCGTTTAAGTCTACTAAACATAAGCGCATTGTGCTCAGCTTGGTCGATTAGATTCGTGTTTCTGGGGAAACGCTTTCGCATTTCTTCAGTTAACGCTGATCCAACGCTCATCTGAGTATACATGTTCCCAGCAGGTTCACTTGAAATGAACCGGTTGGTTTTGATAGATTTTGGCACTTCGCCAACCCTTGTTATACCATATTGGTGTACCAAGGGTGCGCGTGCAAAATCTCTACCAAATTTGGTATCCAAGAGGCGTAAGCTATATACTGTGAACGGAACAGAGTATGGAAGAGAAATCTCCCAACTCCACCGTCCATGTATACTTGCGCGCTCACTCGTAGTTCCAGGCCCGAATTTCCCGGGTGGCAATTCCGACCACGAAGAAGGAGGGCGTAGTACGCTAAGTACTCGCCTAATACCCTCGATTTCCGTAGTATCGAGCGTAATTGCGCCCGGTCGGCGGAAACGGTCTTTAACCGTGTCCCAATCCGTTTCTCTGCGCGGTTTACCCTTATACTTGTACACCAGCCGTATAACGGCATGGAGTTGCTCCACCATAACTGGTGGCGCAGCAAGTATAAGTTCGCCATTACGATCCACCACAACTCCGTACTCGATGTACTGGAGAGGGATATAGGGTCGATGGTCCGCTGTTACGTAGTTTAAGCACAGCATAGACTGCCATGCATCAACACGTAGCAGATAATCTTCATTTTCAGGATCGTAGTATTTCACTACGAAACCTGCTAATGCAGAAGGGATACCGTTGCGGATGAGATCCGCGGTGATACACTTTCGCAGGGCCTTATAAATTAAGGTCTCCTGCGCTGAACTGTATTGCTTCATG